CCTGTCGGAATCTGGATATTTCCCGAAAAGCTGACAAGAAATCTTGCCTTGCAGTTATTGGTAAGTCCTCTCAATTTCACAATGCCGCTCCCCTCCCTGTGCTGAATACAGTTTGAACCGCACACGGGGGTTTCGGTTAATACAACATTCTGCCCTGCGTCTACGGTTTGCAAGGCAATTCCTGTAAATTCTGCCATGTTATTTTCCTCCAGATAAAAAACTACCAACTGTTTATAGTCGGTAGTTTCTGTTCTCCTACTGTATTGCAAATATTATCTTTTCTTCTTTCCATATCCACATTTAGGACAGGTTTTTCCGTCAACATACGCATTATTCACATGACCGCATTTAGGGCATTTATAACCGCCTTGCTCGGCGGTTCCGACCATTATAAAATCACCGTAATCTACATTAGGGTTATCATCCTCAATGCGGTATTCCGTTTCTACCCTCATTTGCTTCATAAATTCAAGCACATTTTTATCTGTATCAGTTATTCCAGCAGATGAAAGAATGCCTTTGATAGACTTTTTCAATTCGTCAAATTTACTATCTAACATTGTTCGGATTTCTTTTTCTCTGCGTGTGGTTTCGTCCATGAAATCCTCATAATCCTGCTTTGTACTGTTTCCACTGTTCAGGATAATATCGTCATACCACGGAAACTCCGCTGTCTTTGATTCAATAAAATGTGCCGACGCTTCTGTTCTGTCAAAAGCGTGTTCGATTAAATCAGATACGCTTTCATAACACTCGTTTACGTCCAAAACAAACATAGATACTTTATGCAATCTTGCCATTTTTCCACCCCTTTCCATACATCTATTATCCCATAGATTAGAGTGGAATTTGTACCATTTTAGAAGAACACAAACTATCGTCTATATTCGGTTGTCAATGTTCAGTTAATCGCAAAAGGACAGAATCAATGTTCTGCCCTCCCACGTTGTAATAACGGCTCATGCCGAACATTTCCGATGTTTCACGGAAAAGATACATTATTATTCAGTTAGTGCTGCTAGAAATAGCAGCTACTTTTAGCAGCTACCGCAGCCATTACAGCCGTTTCCCCAACCGCCGCCGTTGAACTGTCCGCAGCAGTTTGTCGGGAAAGTCACCTGCGCCGGGGGCTGCACGACATATGCCGGAATCGGGCAGTCGTTGCCAGTTCTGCGGATAATCTGCGCTGTGTTTGCGTCCATAGCTGCCATAAGGGTAGCGTTCTGTGCTGCCTGGCTTGCCTGAAGCTGTAACGCCTGAATCTGGGCAGCCTGCTCTGCGATTTTCTCATTCTTTGCGTCAATCTTCTCCTGGCACAAATAGTCAAGAATCGCCCTGGTGTTGCTGTTCTGGCTTTCCAGAATATCCCTGGTGCTGTTGTTCATCTGGTTAGTGATTGCACAGGTATTTGTCGCCATATTGTAATTTACGCCGTCAATCGCGCGCTGCGTCTGGCAGCAACAATCAGAAAGCTGGCTGGACAAGTTGCAGAATCCACGCTCTACGCCGTTGAATCCCTGCATCATGCCCATCTGCGTGCTGTTAAATCCGCTGTTTACTGCGTTTGTCAGTGCGTATGTACTGTCGCAGATACCCTGCTGAATAGCTGTAATTCCACTCTGCAGATTGTTGAGGGCGAGTCCCTCGTTGATGTCTGCTCTTGTTGCCAATCCCTGCAAACCTGCGCCGTTTGCTCCACCGCCGAAGCCACCGCCCCAGCCACCGAAGCCGCCCCAGCCGAACATACCGAAGATAAGGAAAAGGATAATCCATGCTCCCCAATCTCCGCCCCAGCCACCGTTGTTGTTATTCCCGGTTCCGGCCGGCTCTACATTCATAGTAATAGGTACTCCTGATTCCATCATGTTTCTTACTCCTTTAATATATTTACAAAATCATGGCCATTGATTTGTATGCTATTTAAAAAATCCTTTGAACATGCCCTGCATTTGCTGGGCTTGCTGTTGTGCTGCATTAAGCTGCTGCTGGCTTACCTTGCCAGATTGGAGCAGCTTGTTTATTTCCTCATTTGGGTTTTTACCTTTCATTTCCTGCATAAAGCGTTGGAACTGCTGGAACATATTGCCGCCCTGCGCCTGTCCTCCGCTCATTGCTCCGAAAACTGGACTACTCATTAGCATTTCCTCCCTTACTTCTTGCACCGCCGCTTGATTTCTCTGTTCTCTTGGCTGTATCGCCACTGTTATCAGCGGCATGAAAATTGTTCAACCGCTCCAAAATCTCCATGTATTTGCCCTGCAAAGCGTCATATTCCTTCCGTGTGACGTATTTATCATCTAAGTTGATTTGCTCATTCTGTGGGGATTGTGGAACGCCCTGCGGTGTGTTATGTGTGCGCTCTTTATAGTCAAATATTTGAAGTGGCAGCGGAATACCTGAAGCGTCTGCCGACTTGATATAAAAAACGGGGTTCTCACTGTCCATCAGCAATACGGACTGTCTGGCTCCCACCATCCAGCTTTTGGCTGCTGCCTCCCCTTGCACATATGCCCATGTCTGATTTGTTTGCGGCGGCTGCACTTCCTGTTGCATCTGTGGTAACTGGTATTGCTGTGCCTGCAACTGTGCGAGCCTGTCCATTGGCGGCTGCACTTGCAGCTGATAAGTATACGGGTAAGGTTGGGAAAACTGGTTCGGGTAAGCCATGCTCTGATTCCTCCATAGATTTCATAAGTTGTTCGGTCATAATGCCGTCACTTGCGCTTTTATAGTCGGGGCAGAAGTCCCATAAGTTGAATAGTATTCCTGTGTTCATGGTTATATTTTTGCATAAAAATAGAGGGCTTCCCATACTCGGAAAACCCTCGTTTTTTCTTCTATTTTTATTCAATTATTGTCCGTATTTTTCGCAATATTTTTTGAAATACACATCTCTCAATGGTAGGACTTTGATAATTTTGTCTGTAACAGATTTAGAAAGATCGCTGATTTTTGTCATACCATAACCCGTTTGTCCTGCAATTTCCTCAAGGCTCATACCGTCCCCCTCATTTCTTAAATCAAAGAACATAGATTCGTCCGGCGTAAAATTGCACTCATTTCTAAAAAGTTCCAATTCCCATTTAACAAAACCTTCTACTTTCTTCTTCATACAGACACTACTTTCTCTTTTTCTTAGTTCCCTTGCTGCTTCCCTTCTTTTTCACCCGTGCTTTCTGCCCCATTGTATACGTCACCTCCGACTTCATGATTAAAGTAATTGTATCCTTCTCCGTCCTGCGACACATAATCGTAAGACTGGAATACATACAGCCATACCATATTAGTTCCAACCAGCAGGACGATTAGCAAGATAATCACGATCCACATTATTTTAAGTTGCTTAACCAGTGCGCCTAATACGTCTGTGGCGCTGTTTTCTTTTACATTATCCCTATTTTCCATAATCCATTTCCTTTCACCCTTATTTTGTATCCAAATATTCAGGAAGAACACCATCATTGAATGATTTTAAAATACTAAGCGGTATTCCTGAATGTTCGGATATTTCCTCTATCGTTCCTCGGCGGCGAACTCCGTCAATCACGCACTCCATCATTATTGGTTCTGTGTGAAAACGGTTTGGAATCCAAAAATATTCACGACCCGTTTCTTCTTTCCGCTGTCTTACCCAATCAGAAAAACACTCTTGACGCTCCCTGAATGTCATGTTTTCACAGTATTTGTCCCACGCTTGTTGATTTTCTCTCAAATATCTTTTTCCAAAGAAAATCCGTTCTCTGCTTTTCGGATTAATTACAGCATATAAACCGCCAATAAACAGACCTGGAATCATCATAATTATAATTGATGTCAAAAATTGAATCATCCACATACCTCCGCTCTGTATTTCCCTCATTATAGCAATTTTAGGGAGTGGTTGCAATCAGTCTTTCGTATTTTCTCCGTCCAATATTTCTTCTGGTGTCCTGTCCTCAAATTCAGACCATCTAAATTCTTCTGTTGAAAAATCACCCTCAACAGAATCGTCATAAACATTCACTTCTGAATTTTGATATAGTTTTTCGACTGCCTTTAATATCTTCTCTTTGCCAGACATAAATTCAAATTCTTCTGGATTTTCCTTTATATAATTCAAAACTTTCTGACCGTCTTCATCGGACAAAGAACATGTATAATATGCAGTTGCAACTGCTTCTAATTTAAACATTCAATTATCCCCTCTCCCAAAAATAAATAACTTTCCTGTCCGAACTATCCCAAGTATCGTAAAACATACCATCAACCACGGTTACAACATGTTCATTAACCCCTAAAACATATGTACCTCTTGTAAAATTACAGCAGAATTTATGTACATCCATAGGATAATCCGGCTCTACCCTCACAAATCCATTCCGTTTGAGATACTCTCCCCACACTGCATTGGAAGAATTGCACCCGTCTGCCATGTCAAAAGCTATATTTGACAAATCCCAGTATACTTCATCCCAGCTTCTCCCCGTAGCCTTGCAACACGCACGAATGGCGCAGTCGCCGACACGCCTATCCTTTGGATTGGGGTTGTATTTTATCCATCTATCCATTTTCTTCCTCGCTCCGATTACAAACAGTCACGGTATATTTCACACTGCAAAAGGGGAAAGTCATAATTCTAATACCATCCCTCACAGCGCAATAATGACTGCTATCTGTTATAACTAAATCATCACAATCAACACTGATTTGTGTTCCGTCATTGAAAAATACTTTTACGGTAAATTCTCGCATCTTCCCTACCTCCTACCACAATTTTACAATAGATTCGGGCAGGGGTTGTACCAATTTAATAAACATACACATAAGACTGTTTTAACTCCATTATCTCAATCTCAATTTTAAATCTTCCATGCGGACAGTACGCATATTTCCCACATTCATCAGCAAGGCAGAGTGTTCCGTCCTCGTCTATATGAAATCCCTCCATATCGCAATACATGAGGCCTTTCGCCCATTCTTCTGTTAATGCGATATTGCTCATATCCGGCTCTTTACCTGTGAGTATATCAATAACACTAAACCTCATTCTTCCTTCTCCTTTTTATATCTCCTTGCCCCTGCATTACTCCGCTTTGTCTGCTCCCTGCCAAAATCAGCTACCTTTATACGGTCATATTGCGGCTGTAAATCGTTGGTGGCGCAGAAATCGTTATACGCCTTGTTTTTCTGTGTCAGTTGGTACGCCATGCGATCATATTCTTGTTGCAGCTTGCCAACGTCCATATCTTCACGGGGATTGTTTATCTGCTCCTGTTTCTCTATCAGCTTTCGCTTCCATGCCCGCAGGCTCCGCTCCATAGCACGCTGTTTCTGCTGAAGCTCATAGCGTTTTTTATTTTCCTCGCTGTCAATTTTCAGATTGCCTTTTTCGTCCACATAGGGATTGCGTAAGCGTGGATCCCATGGCTTATGTGAATGCCTGCAATTATACCCATGCAATCCAAGCGGATTGTCAACCTTGCCCTGCCCGGTCGTCGGGTCAATGTCATACCCTGTGGATTCCAACAGATTAGGATAGCCCGTCTCGCTCCCTCTTATCCGATAAGCCTTACCTTGCCAGTCAGCATGAGAAGCAAGCGGCGGCTGTCCTTTCTGCGCCACTCTCGCCCCCAAATGCGCCGATACAAGGACATACTCAATTCCACCCTCAACTATGTATTGATTCGTCACTTGCGCCGCTGTCTGGTTCATGCTCGTTACCACGCAGCACCGCACCGCCGCTTCCAGCGTCCGGCGTGTACCGCTCGGATAATCAACATATATCCCCCGTCCTGCATATATATCTAAAATATCACACACCGCCGCTGAATAGCTTTGCACTCCTGCCGCCACTCTCAAATCAGCTTCATCAAGCATATTGATAAGATCAATCTGGCTTTGATTCATTGTAGTACGTGTCAGATTAGCCAGTTCTCCTAAACTCTTTTTATATTCTGCATCCATAACACGTATCACAGCCGGATTTTTTAACGGAGATTTTACAACATTATTCCCCATCCACTGCACCATGGATTCCTTATCATCTTCCCATGATACCATAACAGCTTCTTGCAGTATTTTTTTTAGTTCATACCGTGTTAATCCGGTCAATTTCGATAGCTTATTTTCTATCGCCCGTCTACTTTCTCCCATCTGCTTTAATTTCCAGATAAGCCGGTCGGCGGTGGCGGTCATTTCCCCGGCGGATAGTAGGCGGCGGGTTATGTCTTTTAGGATAAAGTTTTCCAACTCTGAATATAGCTGTAAAAGCCTATCCTCACGATTTGTAAAGTAGTCCGGCGGTAACATTACGCCATCTCCCCATTTTCAATCAATACAGACTGCCCACAATGCCAGCAAAACACTTTATCGTCTTTTACTGTATTTGCCCGCTTCTTCCATGCTTCATTATGTGTTCCGCATCTCGGACAAGTAAATTCATGTTCTACTGCCATAGGAATATTGTTACTTGTAGCACTTTTTACAATGTCAAAAGCTCTAAGTATTCTTTCAGATGGGCTTATCCCGATAAGCCTTTTTATTACTCCCAATGCTTCTAACTCTGTCATTCCCCTGCTCCTTTCCAGAAATATCTTCCACCGCTTCAAGAATGTTTTTAATCAACACATTCCAAGAATTTACTACCATGTTTGTACCGCGTATTAGCGGTTCAATAGTGTTGATGATGATTTCCATTTCCTCAATTATCATTCCCCTACTCCTTTCCTGCTGTCCTTTTGACTAAATCTATCCAAATGCACGCTCCACGCCAAAATCAAAAACTGTAAGCTGCGCCCTATGCTCCTGCAGTCTTTTATTTGCCAAATCGTAATAATATCTGTCCTTTTCAAAGCCGACATAATCTATTCCGTATTCCTCATAGGCTATTAAGCTACTGGCAGAACCAACATGAGTATCAAGGACTTTCCAGCCTTTTTCTATGTATTTCTGTGCTATCCACCGATAGAGATTGACCGGCTTCTGCGTTGGGTGTATACGCTTCTCATTCAGTTTTTTATTACCTTGCTGAATATGCCCTTCCTCTATGGATTTTCCCTGCATCATGCCATTCCACATATACCTAAATAGCCGTACAGAATCGTGCATACTGCAGTAAGCAATCTCACAGTCTGAAAAACTGCTGTCGCCGTTGCATTTATCCCATACAATACGGCCAGAACCAAAAGGATAATCAAAGTAGTTGCATCCCCATATAATCTGATGTTTTGAAACTCTGGACAGTTCTTCAAAATATGTTTTATCTGGAACACTCCACTCGTCAGACGGTTTATAATGTCTCTGTACTCCGATAGGGCTTACTGTCCGGCCATAATAATTTCGTTTTTCTGGCCCGCTAAAATACGGAGGATCAACCACCGCAATATCAAAATACTTGTCCGGGAACTGCGGCAAATGTTCCATGCAATCCCCGCAAATAAAGCTGTTCATTTCAACCATATCCATACCCCTTTTCCTAACCATTTATTATATTTTAGGGTATTTTTGTATGGCTGATGTACCATTTTAATCTCTGCCAGCGGTCTGTTTAACAAGCCGTACCCATTCGTCTTTGTGCTGCTGCTTCGCCTTTTCAAACCAATGGTCGCCCCGCTCTGTTCCTTCTGGATGATATTTTAACTTTTCGCCCGTCGGGTGTTTGCTCGGAGGGGAATACCAGCCAGTAATATTTCCTTGACTGTCTTTAATCGGGATATTGGGGCCGTACTTAATCCCTTGGTATAAATAATTCGCATACGGTACACCAACCGAAGCACCGCCCCATTGAATAGTGCCGCCGTATATTCCGTCCGGGTATTCGACACTTCCAATAAGCGCGCCTTGCTGGAATGGTATCAGAGGGTCGCAGTCAGCTACCACTTGCATATTCAGAAGTTTCTGTGCCTCCCGAATATTGCGGTCAATCCTATCGGTATTCAGTTGTACATCAACATTCCCTATGTGCTGTCTGATTCTCATAAAACTACTCCTTGCACTCTATACAGTTTGTTTCAATCTCCAAAAACTCCCCGTCCACAATTTCCCGTTGTGGCTTATTCAGAATTTTTTTGAAATCCATCAGAAACAATGCGACATCTATCTTGCTTGTTTCGCTATCCATCAGCATTTCAATAGCTTTGTCTATGCTGAACGATATATACTGTATGAGATTCATTTCCCTGTCCTCTCCTTACCACATTAGCAGATGCTTCATGCTCTTCGATTCCATTCAGCAACAACTTGTTCTACTGTTTTTTGTTGGTATTGTTCCAACTGAATTATTTTTACTCATAATTTTTCCTTTCTATCCCTCCTGAATCCCTGATGCCATTGTACAGGATTCAGGGGATGCTGTACCAATTTATCTTCTTACCAAATTCAAATCACTATCAAACTCATTAATTTTGATGCAAAAAATCCTGTCATCAATTTTGTAATAAATCTCATTTGATGATTCGTAGTCGATATACCCAATGCTATTGTGCTGCATCTGTTCTAACGGCTTTCTAATCCCATTTATTAGCAATGTTTCCAAATGGCTCATTTTCCCGTCTCCTCTACCTTCCTATTAACCTGACCTTATACCAGTCTAGTACTCCAATCGCATCCCGGATTCTCATTTTCAAAGTAAGTTCTTTCCTCATCTTGCCGTATCAATTTTTTATGCTGTTCCCCTCCCCTCTTTACTCTTAGTCTTGGCCCCTTAACATACTTATCGCAATCCGCCCATTTGCATCTTCTGAGTTTTTCTGTGTTAATGTAATAGTCACACCCATTCACAACATCTTTCCTTGCCCGGTACTGACAGGTCCTGCACAGATGCCTGTCGGCATTCATCCCAGGGCCCATCGGCTCCCTCAGCCCTTTCCCGGGCTCCAGCCGTCTCCATTCCCGATAATACGTTCTGGCCGTACTTGGGTTCATCCCCGTCTTCCTCACGATCTCCTGCACGGTAAGCCCCTCTTTCCTCAGCCGCCTTACGATATCACGCTTTGTCTCCTTCATATATCCCCCTTGCCTGTTTATCGTCATTCTCTATCGCATTGATCGCACGTAGCATAACCGCCTTACAATACTTATTATGTTTGGAATCCTCATACACTTTACCTGAAAAATCCATGACCTCCTCATACTCTTTCTCACTAAGCTTTCTCCCACCATATTTCTCAAGCAGGAACAGCTCCTTCTTATGAATCCATCTCAACTGCTTTATGTTTACTTTTGTCTCCATCATTCCCTCTCCAAAATATCTGAATATTTTCATAAGGCCTTTTCTACTAAATCATGGAAACGGACAGTCGTCGTCCCTTACTTTCGCCCACTCAGCCGCCTCCTTTAGGGTTTCCTCCGACTCTTCAAACCGCATCTTATCCCCATCAAATCTAAACACAATCTTGCCCGTCATTCCTTGGCGTTGCTTTTCCACCTTGAAGCCTTTCATACTCCCGTCATTCTCAGAAAGATTCCACATTAACATAACCACGCTTGCATCCTGTTCGATATCCCCAGCTTCTCTAAGTTCTGACATAGTAGGCTCTTTCGTTTCCCGTCCCTCCGATACCCGGTTAAGGGACATCGCCAAGTCTTTTATGCCTTTCGATACCGCGCCAACCTCTGCGTACCGGTTTCCGGTGTAGCGCTTATCCGGTCTCACAAGCTGCAAGTAATCAATAATAATGACGTCATATCCCATATACCGACTCTCCCTTTTCATGTCACTCATGGTCCTGCTTCCGGTCATAATGACGAGCCCTTCCTCTTTTTCCAATTCCTCATTTGCTTTCTGGAACCGTTCCTCTTCATTCCCCATAAACTTGACAGCCCTGCGCAGTCTTGTAATCCCTATCCCGCTTTTCGCAGCAACAAATCGCTCGTATACCTGCTTTTCCTGCATCTCCAGATTATAGTATCCAATTCGTTTTCCTCTTCCCGTAAGATTTCCCGCCACTTGCGTCACGAAAGCAGACTTTCCCACCCCGGGGCGTGCTCCGATTACGATCATATCGCCTCCTTCTAACCCCCCAAGGATCTCGTCGAGCCTTGGAAATCCAAGGTATAGTTTCTCCTCCTCATTATACCGAAAATACAATCCCTTATTTTCCGATACAATCTTTGCCAATGTCTTTGATGCACAGGCATTGTCTCCCAAGAGCGCTTCCAGGTCCGTTATCATCTGCCCAATCTTTACATCAATCGAATCCGGGTCCGCAATGGAATCATTCAGAATCTTGTTGAACATCCTGGCTTTATGGTTTCGGATCACAATATTGGCATACCCCTCTATTGCAAGACTGGAATCTGTCTGTGCGATACAATCTTTCAATTCCTTCCGAAGTAGATCAGATGGGATCCCTACTATCCTAAGCTTTTCATCCAGGACTACCAGATTCACTTCATATCCGTTCTCATACCCTCTAAGAAATTCTATGTATGCCCGGGAAAGGATTTCACTGGTAAACATTTCCGGTTCCAATTTTCTATGTATCTTCCTCATGCTCTCCCGATCAAGAAGGAGTGAACCGATCACATTTTTCTCTGCCAAGTAGCTCATTCCACCAAGCCCTCCCACTCCACATAATCGAGCAGCTGCCTGCCCATCAAGGTGTCAAAATTCTTCCAGTACTGAAGGTCGTCGTTCCCTGCCTCTTCTTGTTGTCTCACATACTTCTTGACAGCCAGATAAATCTGCCGATTCGTCAAGCGGTATCTCTTACCTCCAACGTCTTTTCCTTTTGGCGAGACCCACTGTTTGTAATTCACAAAAGCGACTGTCTTCCCTTTCTTTTTCGGGTAAATCCCATAAATAATCTGGAAATCCTGTGCAAGCTGTGCCTCTTTATTGGTATGGGATTCTTCCCAATCGTCTCTCTCGTGCGGCTTCGGCGCACATATCTCTTTATTACTCTTCTCTACTCTACTCTGTTCATTTCTTTCCTCGGAATTAGAATTTTTTTCTCCGGAAATTGAATATATTGCCACATTAGCCCTATTTTTAGGTACATCAATTAAAAGGTACTCTTTTTTCAGTTCCACAATTTCACGCTTGGCCGTAGCTTTCAGGTATTGCTTTTGTACCCCGGAGGATGTAAGAATACCGTACTTATTAAAAAGCCGCTCTGCAAAAATGCCCCTTCTGATTGAAGCCGCCACCACATCGGTTATTA